CACAATCGCCCACGCAAAAACCCGGCTGCAGCTAGCTGGATTGATCTGGGCTCGCGTGGTCATGACCCACATGACCCACACCAGTACCTGCCGGCGCATGACCCACATGACCCACGCCTAGGCGACCGCCGCCGCCGCCGCCGGTGCAACCCGGTGGACATGACCCACGGCGACCCACGGCTGGCCGCTGGCGCCATGTTGCAGTGCAGCATACTTGCCTAGACAATGATTGCTTAGGCAATGATTGCTTAGGCAATGGTTGCCTGGACAATGATTGCTTAGGCATGAACATGTTGCAGTGCAGCAATCGAGAGGGGGGGGGTAGGGCCGGCGACCGGCCGGTCACGCTGGCGAAGGGTCCGCGAACAAAATTTTTTCAGCCCACAAGCCGTAACACACCGAGTAGTGATATACTCCCGCGCATGAAATCCCTACCGCTAGAAATTAGGGAGATCAGGGCGACTGAGGCGCGACTGCAACAGATTTACGAAGCAGCGCGCTTGGGCCTAAAAGGCGACAGTTTGGCTCTGGCCTCCGGCATGCTGCCAGTTGAATACAGGCGGCTGTGTCAGCTAGACCCCATCGCCGAGATGGCGGCGCAAAAAGGCAAAGCCGACGCTGAGATGGCGCATGCAGGCAAACTGTCCGAGGCGTCGATGAACGGCGACGCCAAAGCCAGCCTGGCGATCCTTCAGCATGTCCACGGTTGGACTGCCAAGCAAGAGATCAGCGTTGATGTCTATCAGAAGATCAGCGTCATCACCGCGCTGGAAGAAGCCCGTGCTCGCCTAACCTACGTCGAAGATGCAACTCCCAATATACAGCTCCGCTGAAGAACAGCGCCTGATGGTCGAGTTGTGGTCACCCGCGCTTGCGGATGACCCCGAAGCGTTCGTCCGCTATGTTTTTCCCTGGCGTCAAAAGAACACCCCCTTAGCTAACTTTAGCGGCCCACGCAAATGGCAACGCGAGGTGCTCAACGACATCAAGACGCACATCCAGCGGAACAAGGGGAAGGTCCAGATGGACACCCTACGGGAAGCGGTCAGTAGCGGTCGGGGTATTGGCAAGAGCGCCCTAGTATCTTGGTTGGTGCTGTGGATGCTCACCACGCGCATTGGCGGGAGCGTAGTAGTCAGCGCAAACTCTGAGAATCAGTTGCGGTCGGTGACCTGGGCAGAACTGACCAAGTGGGCGGCGATGGCGATGCACTCGCACTGGTGGGAAGTGAGCGCTACCAAGCTGGTGCCAGCAAAGTGGATCACTGAACTGGTCGAGCGTGACTTGAAGAAAGGCACGCGCTACTGGGCCGCAGAGGGCAAGCTGTGGTCAGCCGAGAACCCTGACAGCTACGCGGGCGTCCACAACCAGGACGGGATGATGCTGATCTTCGACGAGAGCAGCGGCATACCAAACCCAATATGGGAAGTGGGGGCGGGGTTCTTCACTGAGAACACGCCCGACAGGTACTGGTTCGCCTTCAGCAACCCGCGCCGGAACGAAGGGTACTTCTTTGAGTGCTTCAACGCCAAGAGGGCGTTCTGGAACGCCCGCAGCGTGGACGCTAGGACGGTCGAGGATACGGACAAGGCGGTATACGACCAGATCATCGCGGAGTACGGCGCGGACTCACCCCAGGCCAAGGTGGAGGTGTACGGTGAGTTCCCCAGCGCAGGCGAGGATCAGTTCATCAGCCCGACGGTGGTGGACGAGGCGATGAAGCGGCCACGGTACAAGGACAGTTCGGCGCCAGTGGTCATAGGTATCGACCCGGCACGAGGCGGCGCTGACTCGACGGTCATACTGGTGCGCCAGGGCCGGGACATTGTGAGCATCAAGCGGTACTCGGGCGAAGACACTATGACCATCGTTGGTCGGGTGATCGACGCCATCGAGGAGTTCAAGCCAGTCCTGACGGTGATTGACGAAGGCGGATTGGGCTATGGTATACTTGACAGACTGAATGAACAGCGGTATAAGGTACGCGGAGTAAACTTTGGCTGGAAGGCCAAGAACTCGGTAATGTGGGGCAACAAGCGGGCTGAGATGTGGGGCACGATGAAGGACTGGCTGCGAAGCGCATCCATACCTGAAGATCGGCAACTCAAAGCGGACCTAGTGGGGCCAACCAAGAAGCCTAACTCTAGCGGTACAATCTTCTTAGAAGGCAAGAAGGAAATGCGCTCAAGAGGTCTTGCCAGTCCTGATGCTGCTGACGCGCTGGCGGTGACGTTCGCGTTCCCGGTGGCGCATCGGGAGTATGTGGACAAAACTCCGCGCAGAACTTACGCGCCGCAAGGCGTCCTAACTAGCTGGATGGGATCATAGTGCAGTCTGACATCAAAGCGGCTAAGTCAGTCGCCGGCGGGGACGCCGACGATCTGAACACCATGCGTAGCCGCTTTACGATGGCTGTGTCGGCCTACAGCGAGTCCCGCGAAGATGAGCTAGACGACCTGCGCTTCGCCGCAGGCAGCCCCGACAACCAGTGGCAGTGGCCGGCAGATGTGCTGGCAACGCGAGGCAGCGTCCAAGGGCAGACGATCAACGCCAGGCCATGCCTGACGATCAACAAGCTGCCCCAGCACGTCAAGCAGGTCACCAACGACCAACGGCAGAACCGGCCCAGTGGCAAGGTCATCCCGGTGGACGACAAGGCCGACGTAGAGGTCGCTGAGATATTCGACGGCATCGTGCGGCACATCGAGTACATCTCGGACGCTGATGTCGCCTACGACACCGCCTGCGAGAACCAGGTGACCTACGGTGAGGGCTACATCCGGCTCCTGACCGAGTACTGCAACGACGACAGCTTTGAGCAGGACATCCGCATCGCTCGGGTGCGCAACTCGTTCAGCGTGTACATGGACCCGACGATCCAAGACCCCTGCGGCTCAGACGCGGAGTGGTGCTTCATCACCGAAGACCTGACGGCTGACGAATACGAACGCCAGTTCCCCGATGCATCGCCGATATCGACCATGATGCAGCGCGGCGTGGGCGACCAGAGCCTGAGCCCGTGGATCAGCGAGAAGACGGTACGCATTGCGGAGTACTTCTACACCGAGCACACGCCGGCGACGATGCACCTGTACCACGGCAACGTGTCGGCGATGGAGAACTCGCCCGAAGACCGCCAGATGCGCATGATGGGCATGAAACCCATCAAGACGCGCATCGTGGATCAGAAGAAGATCAAGCGGTGCAAGACAAACGGGTTCGAATTCATTGAAGAACACGAGTGGGCGGGCAAATCCATACCCGTTATCCGCGTTGTGGGCAACGAATTTGAGGTTGACGGTCGCCTGTACGTCTCTGGGTTGATCCGCAACGCCAAAGACGCCCAGCGCATGTACAACTACTGGGTCAGCCAAGAGGCTGAGATGCTCGCACTGGCGCCAAAAGCCCCGTTTATCGGGTACGGCGGTCAGTTTGAGGGTTATGAGAACCAGTGGAAGACCGCAAACACGACAAATTGGCCGTATTTGGAGGTCAACCCTGACGTTACAGACGGCGCAGGCGGCGTATTGCCTCTACCGGCACGGTCACAGCCTCCAATGGCCTCCAGCGGGCTCCTACAGGCCAAGGCGGGCGCATCTGACGACATCAAGAGCACTACCGGCCAGTATGACTCTAGTTTGGGCGCCACAAGCAACGAACGCTCTGGCCGAGCGATCCTGGCGCGTGAAAAACAGGGCGACACAGGCACCTACCACTACGTCGACAATCTGGCGCGGGCGATTCGGTACACCACTCGGCAGATTGTGGACCTGATACCCAAGATTTACGACACCCAGCGCATTGCCCGCATTATCGGCATCGATGGGGAGACGGATTCGGCGATGATTGACCCGAATCAGCCGCAGCCGGTGCGCAAGATCGTCGACCAGGCGGGGATTGTGATCAAGAAGATCTACAACCTCGGCGTTGGCCAGTACGATGTGTGCGTGACGACTGGCCCGAGCTACATGACCAAGCGCCAAGAGTCGCTGGACGCCATGAGTCAGTTGTTGCAGGGCAACCCGCAACTGTGGGGCGTGGCGGGTGACCTGTTCATCAAGAACATGGACTGGCCGGGTGCTCAGGAGATGAGCAAGCGGTTTGCCAAGACCATCGACCCGAAACTGCTGGCCGATGATGACGATCCGGCACTCCAGGCCGCGCAGCAGCAGATGCAGGCGATGGGCCAGGAGATGGAGCAGATGCACCAGATGCTCCAGAACGTGTCGAAGTCGATGGAAGCGCAGGACTTGCAGGTCAAGCAGTTCGACAGCCAGGTCAAGGCTTACGATGCCGAGACCAAGCGGATCAGCGCCACGATGGCTGGCATGACGCCTGACCAGATTCAGGAAATAGTCTTGGGCACGGTCCACGGCATGATTACCAGCGGTGACCTTGTGGGCGAGATGCCAGGGCGGGATCAGGACATGATGCCGCAAGAGAGTATGGAGCAACAACCTATGCAGGAGATGCAGCAATGAAAGCCGCAGATTTCATGGGTCTGCTCTTCTTGGGCCGGGATGTGGCGCACAGCGTCCACCTCAACACGCGCAGCTTCAGCAAGCACACGGCGCTGAACACGTTCTACGACAGCATCATCGACCATGCGGACGCCTTTGCTGAAGCGTATCAAGGTCGGCATGGGCTGATCGGCGGGATCACTTTGCAATCATCCAAGAAAACGACTAATATTGTCGAGTTCTTGCAGGCGCAGTTGGATGAGATCGAGTCTGTGCGGTATGACGTATGCGACAAGACTGAC